TTGCGTTTGTAAAGACTCCAGTAGTACCTATTTCACTAGGATCACCACTAGCATTTGTAGGTTTAACAAAACGATTACTTTCTGTACTAGCTAACGTATACTGATCGGGTACAACCACACCAGTAGTACCTGTTTCACTAGGATCGCCACTAGCATTTGTAGAACTGACAACAGGGGGTAATATAGCTTTTGTTAAAGGCATACCTGTGTTTTGTGGCAAAAATACTCTAGGTGTTGGGTCTACTTTAACACCAGTTTCTACAGCAACCTTTTTAACTTCTGCTACTTCTTCTGGTAATTTACCTAAAGCACCTGCTACTGCATCAATAACACCACCAAATACATCGCCTAATACATTATTAATTAAACCACCAGCGTGTTCATTTATACCCTCAGTTCTAGTTTTAAGTGCTGCAATTTGTTCTGCATTTAAT